CCACGCGAATCACCGGCGACATGTATGCCTAGAAATTTCCCAGGCCCTATGCTACGATTCTCCATGGCAAGTAACATACCACAATCTCCATAGGTCGTATGGCCTTCATACCAAAGGCAGTCCATGATGGAATAAGATCCATTAGATGGATCATGATGCGTAACCCGCTGAGGTGGTATCCTCCTAGCCGGGGCATGTTTTTGAATTTGAATGCCCTCACCCCCGAACATCTTGGAACCAATTAATTGCAGGTAAATATCCAGGGGACGCGCAAATTGCTCCCTAGTAACAAAATAGCGAATAATATCGGGATGTTGCTGCATGAAAGGGACCTCAAAGAATAAAAGGTCATTCTTGGAGCTGCGGTCATCCTGTTTACCATTCAAGATGTAACTAGCAGGCATCGGAATTAGAGTCTTAGAGAAAATATTCCTCAAATAAAGCGTTGCATTTTCATCAAGACCATCCTCTTCAATAATGGCCTTGATCTGAGTCCTATAATGATCAGGACAATAAGCAACACGACCCCTGACAAATGTGACGAAGCCAAACCTGCCTTCAACATCGTGCATCGTTAACTCATATTGGTTCTTACGAATGACCTTATCAATCAAGGGTGGGAGGTTAGGATCCGCGCCACCCTCGGGGTGGAGAGCCACATGTGGTTGAACAATTCTGCCACGATGCTTCTTACCACCCTTCCTCATAGGGTAAGGTCCATGCTCTGGGATCAAAGATTCTCCATCTGGAAGCAACTCCCAAGCATCAGCCGGTTTGAGAAGATTATCATCATCAAAAGGCTCTTCCAAATTCAGAGAACCATAAATACCAAGTTGCTGGACCTTTGGAAGAAGACTTCTAATCCAATTAGCAATATCTTCACCATCATCATTGCAATAAACATAAATTCTTGAGCCATTTGGACCTTTAAAGCACTTTAGGTCTTTTTCATCGAATGAACCATAATTACGATTAATGCTCATTGCAACGCTCTCAATCCAATCTGTAACCACAGTTCTATCACAACCATCAGCCAGATATAAGCAACATGTATCCTGTGGGTTTTTCCGCGTAAAAACCCATCTACCATGGGGTTTTGGAAGGGTTTTCTTCTTAAAGAAAGCCCTATAGACACCATAAACCCCCAAAAAGGTGGCCACAGTTGCTAGGGTCTTTTTCCAATCAAGCACCCATGAAAATTTCTTCCAAACATTGGCAAAGAAATCTGTGAATCGCCTAAAGTAAGATTTGACAATAAATTGATGATCATCAAAATCATCATCCATAGGCGTCCAAACAGGACCTTCGGGCATGCTAAATCTAAAACACGCCTCGAGGAAAGCTCTATTTGCCACACTCCTCGTCAGAACAGTAAAACACACTGAGGGATTCTTCTCAAGCAATTCAGGGAAATTTTGATTCATATTGTAAAGAACAAGCAAACAATAATTCAAATCAAAAGATTTAGCCACACTCTTGATGTGATTCTCAAGAGACTCCCACCAATCTTGCTTTTGCAGGCCTTCCACCCAGTGGTCAAACTGCATTAAATCTGTCCTCTGAGCCAATTTGGATCCATGCCCAAAAGCGCTAATGAGTTCATCAGTGCTCATAGATGCGAAGCTTTCGGCACGCTTAGCTTGCCTTTCCTCCAAAATATCAGAAGCCTGCTTATCAAACTCCTCATTGAATTCCTCTAATTCTTGCATCTTTACTTCGGAAGATCCAACACCCGATTCGGGTCTCAGCTCTCTACCAATAAGATCAAGGTGCGACATAAAGGAATTCATTCTCCGTTCTCCATCACGGTATCT